GATTCCAATGGGCGTCTTGACGCTGGTGCGGGTGCACAAACCATTGAAAAGATGGCAATATGCACCCACCTCCGGGCCCACCATCATTTTCCTAAGTATTTGTATTTAAATTCAAATTTATCAGGTGCGGGGCATCGTGCCTTTTGGTGCGGGAAAAGGCGTTCTATATCCGTGCCACAAGACGCCGCCAACGCTCACGGAACCCTCATCCCGCCATTGACCACGAATGCAATAAATGCCGCACCTATCCCGGTTATAACAAGCCACATCAATTTCGAAAGAATCCCGCTGATTTTTTCGATCTTCTTGTCGAGGTCGTTGAACCTGTTGTCCACGTGCTTCCATCTCTCATCAGCTCTTGCATCGGCAATCTCCACTTGTCGCTGCCATTTTTCAATAGCATCCAAGCGGGTCTGCATGGCAGTAACACCATGTTCTACGCTCACTACGCGGGTGCGCAGATCGCCGTCTTCTGTCGTTGGTGTCATCCGAAAGCCCTTGAGATGCGATTAGAGAAGCCCCCCGGCCATAGGTCGAGGGGAATGGTGTGATGATCAGACTTCCGGCTGAGGGAGGAACAACGCGTCACTGTCGATGTGATAGATAAGCTGGCCGGACAGGAGCGGATGAAAAGTCGCGTAAAGCGGATCATTCAGTATCCGAGCTGGTTGATAAGCTCGACCGACGACATCTCCGGTAATGTCTCCCAAACCAACCACATTGTTGGCGATAGGATTGTCTACGATGCGGGGGTCTACCTGCAATCCTCCAACAGAAGCTGATTGACCGTTCAGTGCGATTGCAGAAGCTGTTGTTACGGTGTCCAAAAGCAAGCAAGCTTGTACTGGCATGTTATTGCGCTCCTATAGCGGTTAGGTAAGTGTTGATGGAGTTGTAAAGGCTCAGCATCTCGGCGTCGGTGAGCGCGCCGCCAGCGAACATGAATGCCTGGCGGTCGGCGCCATACCCTGTGCCAAGTCTGAACAAGAGGAGTTCTTTGTTTTGCATAGCAGCCGAGGCTTTTGTGAGAGCGCCACCTAGTGGGGCGCCGTTAGGACCGTACCACTGGATGGTATTGGCATCTTTTCGAGTTACAGCCTTGAAGCCTAAACGAGATGCCACGCCACCAGAGTTGTCGTTGGTGGCAGCGTTAATTCTACCCCCCATTCCTCCAGTAGCGTCTTTTGGGCGCAAGAACGTGAGGGTGCCACTGGTAACGTCCATGCCAAGCGCAGGATTGTTGTTGTTCACATCTGACGGGGTGGCGTTGATGTAGCAGCCCATCGTTGCCGAATCTTGGAGGAACTGATTGGGAGCCGTGAACACCAATCCTGACCCCATGTAGGAAGACAGGGCGTCCCCCTCCCATCCTCTATTTTCGGTGAAGACTGGACCGTTAAATCCTGCCATCATCGGTTCTGATGGGTTTTTAAGATTGAGACGGGAATTGTTCGATCCCGTTAGGGCTAGAGGGCGTATGATATCCAGCTTTGACCACCACCCGGCAGATTTCCCAGTGACGACAAAATTATTGATCAAATTCATACGGTCGCTATCCAGCGCCGGGGACATCACATCGAAGAAAGCCTGAGCGTCTGGGTCATAACTTGGGCCGCCACCGCTTGCAGCCTTCCTCGCGAACCCCAACCCAATGCCGATACCAATCGCAACCATGTTATTCTCCGAATGTGGATTTCGTTTTATCGTAAAAGGCAGCGCATCGACTGGTGCGCCGGTCTACGAAGTCGGCGGCGAATTCCCACCGCAGTTGCGTGTTGCGCGGCTTCTCCGTCCCGTATTTTGGGATGACGCGGGCCATCTTCTCGCGGCACTCGGCTGGCAGGTCTGGAAGGTTCACGCCAGCGCTTGCCCTGCCCTGCGTTTCAGCGGCTGCACGCAGACGCGATTCCTTGGTCACACAACCAGCGCCGGTCAGCGTCAGACCAAACAGCGCCATCGCCAGTGTCATCAGCAATGGCCTTTTCCATACGTTGCCTGTCAATTTCGCTTTGCTGTTCATCTGCCAGTGACCTTTTCCGGTATTCCTCAAGGGATTGGGCGGCTGCATTGCGCTGGCGCTCCACCTCGTTCAGTTGGGCTTGCAGTGCGGTTTTTTCGGACAGCAGCACATAGCCGGCCAGTAGAGACTTATCGTGTTCAGCAAGCCACCACTTGAAGCCAGCAATGATCGCAATGACGATCACGACCGCCCATATGGCTTTCATGACGAACGGAGGCATCATAGGCCGCTCACGCAGACTTTCAGCTCAGCAGCGCGACGGTTCTCCAACCCCTTCACCACCTTGCCGCCTGCACGATTGAACCGGGTCCATGCTTGGCAGCTTTCGCGCATTTTGCCTTCTCTGGCGAGACGTGCAGCAGTAGACTTGCAGGCAGCGCCAACGCCGATGTTGTAGGTGACGGAAATTGAAGCAGCTTGCCAACCGAGCGGTTTCTGATCAAAGCCAGGAATGCAAAGCGTCAGCGGATAATAGTAATCCTCAGTGACGCGCTTGATGAGCTTTTCATCGCATTCCTTCTTGGTGAAGGTCATGCCAGGCTTGATGCCTTTCGTCTCGCCATAGCAAGCCGTCCAGACGCCAACGATGTCTGGATATGACCGAAGTTCCAGACCTTCCCACGGCTTGATTAGGGCCGCGATCGACAGAGCGATTGCGGCAGCGCCACCGGCAGCCGTCTTTTTACTTATCTTCGCCATTGGAGACACCTTTTTGAACGAGTAGACGCGCCATGAATGCCCCGGCCACAGTCAGGCCAGACAGCGCAGCGAATATGCCGGGGGGAATGTCCACGTAGCCGTCGATAAGCGGTAGCGCGACTTCCAGACCTGATAGGGCGGCAGCAAGGATCATGAGCCGGACAGACCATGCGCGTTTAAGCACCTGCCGCCAGTTGTGTATGAGCACTCCGCGCACGTAAGCCTTAACCGGCTGGATCCATTCCAGCGGAAGCTTGTAAGTCATAGCGATGTCCTGATTGCTGAATTGTCGCCGCTATTCAGCGGGCCAGCTGATTTCCGGAAGCTCGGCTAGAAAGTCTGCCACAGATGGCTGTGGCCGCGCGCCAGACTGCACTTTATCGAGCTCTGCATAGGAATACTGCCAAATGGCATCACGCCACGCCACGAACGTCTGTGCCTGCGCTGCCCATGGCTGAACGGTCGAAGATACGTATGAGGCCATCGTGACGCCGTCGTTGAACAGCTTAGATCGCGCCACCTCATCTACCATATTCTGAATGGCAGCTTGATAAACTTCCACTGTTGGAGCGGAGATTGGCGGGTTGAAGAATTCTTGTATTTCAGGATCGCCCTCCGGGAGGCTCTCTTCCGCGTATCCTGGCTGTAGGTTTGCGTAGATCGCGATAACCGTGCCGGAATCATCTCTTTGCACATAAGCCATGCTTATTGCCCCCTCTCATCGATCCAACCCACCGTCGCAAGGCGAAACAGGTTGATTGAACCAGCTGGCACCGAGCGACCGAGATAGATTTGCCCAGATGTATTTGTGTAAATACCGCTAGTGATCATCGCCGCATCTGAGGCGATGCCGCCTGAAACGGTACGCGCGTTCTGCAGTTCCATCATGTTCGACCCGCCATCGAACGCATTGCCTACAAATATCTGGGCCGTTGTTGACTGGTTGAGGATGAGAACGGTGCTGATCTTCGGCTGGACGATAATACCCACAGGGACTGAGAGATTAAGAAGGGCTATTGCGGCTGCGCTAGTTGTCGTCAAATCCGAAACGCTAGCGCGCGTGAAGTCGTTGCCATTCTGCTTAACTAGAACAAGCGCAGCACTTTCTCGCAGGACCGCTGAATGAATGCGCCGCTTCTGCGTGTAGCCAGAAGGCAGCGTAGGCGTCAGGGAAGCGGACAGTCCGATATCGACGGCCCCGCTGGTGGGGTTCCGCATAAGAAAAGTGTGACCAGTGCCGTTCGGCATTGAAGCGCCATCGAGCCAGCCACCGTTGCCACTGCCAGCCGCCCAAGCAGCGTCTGTTCGCTTCGTCATGGCCGAGGGCAGGGTCATCAGTACCGGCGTTGCATCGTCACTCGCAGCGGCACCTACCGATGTGATGAAATCGTTCGTGACATCGCCGCCGGTATCGTTGGAGAAGCTCAAGCCCCAAATATGTCCACGCAAAAGCTCCCCAGTCGGCGAGTTTATGACCGGGGCGTTCAACACCGGCGCCGTAAGAGTTTTGTTTGTGAGGGTCTCGACACCCACGAGAGAGACTTTGGTATTGAGCTCCGTCTGGAGCCCTGAGATCGTAGAGATGGCCTGAACGCCTGTATGATTGTCCCGGTCGAAAGCGTCTGCGAGCTTCCCCTGAGGGTCATAGATATCCGCGGTCATGAACCCGAGATCAGCAATGCCCGCAAACAGATCGTTGAACGACATGATGCGATAGAGGCCTAGAAGCTTGTCCCACGCCATGAAGAAGACGTTGTCACCGTCACCGACGTTTGGGATCTGCACCAGATCCCCGAAAGAAGGCTTGATGACGAGGTTCGGCGTCCCATTGGGGCGCTCGACCACCAGGCCGTTAGTTGCCGTGATCTTGGCTGGGAAGCGCGGCATCACGCGCATACGAATCGTCATCTGGATACCACCCCATCTACGACCGGCAGTGAGCCGATCAGTTCCTGTTCTGTGAAGTCGTCAAGAGTGACCGTCACCCCGATCTCATAGGTGCCAGCGCACAGGTTCGACATCTCGGACCTGGTGAAATGCCACTGGATAACCCCATAGCCGGGATAGGTCACATGGCCGTCCTCAGATGAGCCCGTCATCGCGCGGTAGCAGTTCGGTGTCTGCCTCACCTCGATTTTGACGGTAACGCCAGTCAGATCGGTAATTACTTCGCCGGTGTCGTCATCGATAAGCTCGATCGTCTCCATCCAGTCGGCTCGGTTGGAAACAGGGAGTAGCTGGGCCTCGTACATCTCAAAGCCTTATGTAAATGGTTGATACGATCGATGGCTGAACGTTGTTGTGCGCGGCACCGCCACCCTTGGACTGAATGTTGATGCCAGTCCCGCTAGCCTCTGTTTGCTTTACGCTATCGTTATCCCCGACGCGGACCTGGTAGCCAGAACCGCCGGAGATGTTGACGAGGGTACCGTCCTTGTATGAATGGGAGTGCCCAACGTCGGTGATGTCGTGGATGTGGTTGGGCATCTCAGCCACGCTCAGTGTGTGCTTACCTTCCCCGAGAGCCTTGCCGAGCGTGTTGGCGTCAGGAACGACGTTAGCCGCAATATTCCCCATCACGTCGTGACCAATGACGATTCTGCCTCGATAGTCGGGAAGCGTCATCTGCTTGTTCGCCGACCAGTCCGCTAGAGAGGATGCCCCCCGCCCGCCGACCACCACGAGGTTAGCGTCAGCATTCCAGAGAAACTCGAAGAGTGGCTGAGTGTCGGAGTTTGCGCGTTCGGAGGCGCCAGAGGTAGCCGAGCCGATGGTGCGACCATTGCCTCTCACCCAGCCAGCCTGGAAGCCTTCGCCGTAGCGGGCCTTCAGGTCGCCTGTGTTGGCAACACCATTCGGGTCAACCGGCGTTACGCTTCCCCCGCCGCCCCCAACCGTTTGGCCGATGATCGGTATGCCGTCGATGTCGAAGACAACAACACCCTCGCTGGTGGTCACACGAACACGGTAGAAGCCGTCAGCCTCATCAAAGTAAACCGAAGGCCAACGGCCGTGTCCATCCGTCACAACCGGGTTCGGCTGCTTGTTGACCAAGCCAAGGTCAAACGACTGATAGGTGGCTATCGGGGTCGTTGTGGCCGCAGCGTAGAAATAAGCGCGGGCGCCGACCATCGGCTTGCCGTTCAGATCACAAATCTGAGATTGGCTTTGATTCCAGAAACCGGCCATGTCAGCACCTCACCAAATCGCCACAATGCCGGTAGCCGTGGTCCCTGTGGCCTTGATCCGCGTCGGCGCCAAGGGGTACAGCATCCCGGCCACCATTGAGATTGTCACGTCCTGCCCATTCCCGGACATGGTCATGACGACATCACCATCAGCGTTGACGCTGATAGCGCGGGGCACAGTCCCCAAATCAACGGAATCACTCGGTGTAACGGCAACAGCATTCCGAGCTGGGCCAATCTGCAGAATATCGCGGGCATAAGGGTCTGTTGCTGCCATAGTGGCCTCCATAGAAAAAGGCGCCTCGGTTGAGACGCCTTCACTTCACTGTTCATTTGATGCATAGTCGCCCGGCTATGGGGGACATTCATGAAAGTAATGTACTTGGTTTTTCTGCTGCCTTTGGCAGGCTGGCCAACTGCCGGATGAACCTTGCCATGCTTCAAGAGCAGGATAACATGCGCAGGAAACAGAATATGGCTCGAGCCATGAGCGAGTTTGGTGATGACATGCAGAGGCAGGCAGATCGACAGGCTTACATTCAGGCGGCGCAAGCACGTAACCGCATCAATTGCACAAGCTATCGCTACGGGAACATGGTGAACACGAATTGCCAATGAATCAAATTGATCACGACAAGACAGGCAAGAAAATTCTGAACACACTGACAGAGATAAAAGTCATGCTCGGCTTCCTAATTGGGTCAGTCGTCATGATCGGTCTGCGCTTATTCGGGTGGGTTTGATTGTCAAATCTCGTTTGGCAAAAGCATTGGAAGTTGCCTTGCTACACCATTGCCTTGATCTTCCTGAACCCCGTTGCCTTCGCTCCCTTGCTGTGCTGGCAGGCGCTTGACCCCGCTAATCGAAGGGAATATTTGCGCCGCCAATCCCTTGTTTCCTGCTTCATTCGCAAGAAGTGCAGAGACTGCGCGAGCCGTGTTCGTAAGAGCTTGCTGGTTCATCTTACTCGGTGAAGTCATTTGGCGTTCGTAGGCTTTGGAATATGCTGCCAACGCTCTTGCACTGACGGGCTTTGAAAGGACAGATGACAAGACACGGGCGCCAACAGTTGACGATATGGCAGTGATCGGATCAGCAATGAGGCCTGAGCCAATTGCTCCACCCAGAACAGTCTGACCCGTCCCAGATGGGTTTGCATACTGGTTCAGTTGCTTGAAGCGCGTGGAAACCTTGGCAATATCATCGAGAGCGGTAGCCAATTCTTTCTTGCCGCCGAACAGCGCCGCCTTGCCTTCCGGTGATATCTTGCCCCAACCTGTTACAAACCGATCAGGTGAAAACGAGCCATCTGGCGCTCTGCCAAGTTTCGATATCACTCCTGACGCAAGTTCATTCCATGTGCCTTCGCTAACCGCACCGCGAGCGCGAGCAAGCGAAACCCTGTCGGCTCTTGCATTTGAGCCGGCCATTGCAGTGAGGCGGTCGAATATGCGTTCATCTGATGCATCGCGACCAAGAATTCGCTGTAGTCCTTCACGCTCTCTTGCCGTCTTGGCTGCAAGCTGATTAGCTGCTTCGAATGCCGCTGTTGCCTTTTCTCCGCCACTGCGTGCGACGGCGCTTTTCAGGTCAGACGTGAGCCCGCCATAAATACGGCGCAACTCTGCTTCCGACATGCCAGATGCCGTGATCGACTGTGGGCTATCAAGCATCTCACCCACGGCAGTGCGCAAGTCTTTGATGCCCTGATAGTTCAGCCCATCCTTCTTGTTGAGTGCCATCTGGATTGTTCTGACTGCACCGCTTTCAGGTAGTGCCGCATTTGATCGCTTGGCGGCGATATCAGCAGCTACCTTCGACGTTTCGGCCAAAGGAGAAACAACGTTCTGAGTGATCAGGCTGTCAACATTGTCGTAAGCGGCCTTGACGCGGCCTGGCAGTGTCTTGGTAGCGAACTCGGTAATGCCTTCACGCGCAGCAGCACCGGCAGCAGGAGCGCTACCAGATCCGAAACCTTGCTCAACTCTTGTGGCGGCTGCGCCAAGTTCGTCAATTGCCCTCTGCGAAGCCACACGAAGCGGTGTCCCGCCAATGGGAACGTTGGAAAGCACCTTTCCTGTTTGCTGCACAGAAGCGGAATCCGAAACCGCAGCACGCGGAACAGGAACACCAAGGCGTTCACCGGCAGCGGCAACTTCCATGCCGGGGCGCTCAACACGCGGCGCATTGGCAGCAATAGCCTTGCCTGTGCCCATCGCTGGCGACACAGGACCGAACACACCGGCAAACTCTGCACCTCGCTCAATGGCCTCTTGCGAGACATGGCCATCTGGCCCCATCACCTGCAGCTTGCCAGACATGGCATCGCCGGGGGCCATGAATGCACGCTTCACAGCACCCACAAGACCTGCATTGCTGTCAAAGCTGACATTGCCTGCCTCATCGCGGCTCAACGGAAGGATTGAACCCGTGTAGGCCTTGCTCTGCGGCTCAGGTGCTGGCTGGGATGCTGGTGACTGAACAGGAGCGGCTGTCGGCGTGACAATCGGGTCATTGTCCCATGGATTGCCAGTGGCATTGCCGGATGGCGTCACGATAGGGTCGTTATCCCAAGGGTTTGACATTATCGTTTCGTCCTGATGTTGCCGTTCGGGTCTCTGTATCTCGCACCACTCGGCAGCGCGTCATAATCAGATGGGGCTGATACAGCGGGGATTTCCGACGTTCCAGACGACACCGCAAGCGCTTTTTCCTGTTGTAGGATAGCCTGTGCTGGCATGCCTGCTTCGATAGCCGCCAGCGCACGCGCTCTTGCCTGCCTTTTCTGGGCAATCACAGCCTCACTATCTCCAGGCTTTGGAAGATAAACATCGCCATACTCAGCAGTTTCTTCCTTTGTGATAGCCGCACCTGTGTCTTTGCGAAGGATCGCCTGCAAGAATTCTTTGCCTGCATTGTTGGCACGCTGGTATTCTTCGCTTGTGAGGTAGTTCCCGGCCACAGGAACGCTGCCAGCCACTCGGTCAACAGGATTGGCAAGAGCCTTGTCGATTGGATCAAGGATTTGCAACGCACCGCGCGCTCTGGTGGAGAATACGGCGTCTTTCGACTGACCTTCAGTCAAAGGCTTGACGCCAGCGCCTTGGTTGAAGGTTACTGCGCCAGTTGCAGGATCTACTTGCAAAGACGTACCTTGAGGCGGGTTGATAGGGTAGAACCGGCCATCTGGTCCAAACTGACCAGCCTGCGCACCGTATCTATTCGCCTCTTCTGGTGTGGCTTGACGGAAGTTTTCGCTGCCTGCCTGCGGTGCAACGATCCACTCTTGTGTGTTCGGGTTATACAGTCGACCATTTCCAGCATTGATGAGGTTATCTGCACCCGCTGGCTTCGCAAAGTTACCCAAGCGCTCAACGGCGCCTGTCTGCTGGTTGGCACGGGCAAGTGTGCCGTCTGGAAGGTTAACGAACTGCCAAGGCTCGTCTGCACGCTGTCCACCGGCATTTGCTGCCCAAAGCTTCAGACCAACGTCACGAAGATTACGGTCACGCAACATGTACTGGATGATTGAAGGATCAACCGAACCGCGCTGCACTGGCGTCACTCCTTGAGCGATCATGTTTGATCCTCCCGAAGCGTCTGCAACCTGCATAGGCGCGACTGGCTGCGGCGCTGTTGGTGATGCCACTGTGTAAGGTGCCGCATCGCCGGTCTGCATGGTTGCAGCCTGCTCTTGAAGCTGTGGCGTGAGATCAGCGCGAGTTGGCGGCATTTCTGCAAGGTTCATGTTGTCACCAAAGCGGCCCATATCGAACGCTGGTGGCTGAGCCTGAGACGACACGCCGGGATCTACATAGCCAGACGCTGGGGCAACGGCCTCGATAGCCGAAGCAGCATTCATGCCTGATGGTGCATTCCCGCCCTGAGAGCCTTCCTGAAACATCGGCAAATAGCCCTTGGCGTACGCCAGACGGCGAGCCGACTCCCCGCCGGGGCGGTCATAGCCAGCAAAAGCCCATGCGCGATTGATGATGCCCTGCGCTTCTTCCACGCTTCGGGCGCCCTGCAACTGCTGGATAAGCTGCGGGTTCTCTTGAAGGAAGAAACGCGCCTGACCTTCTGGTGACAGATCGCCGGTCGCGGCAAGAGCCTGATAGCGTGGACCGCGCCACGACATAATACCACCGGCAGTGCCTGGCTGACCGCTTTCACTTGGATCGCTCCATGTACGGTTTGCATTGGCTGCCGACCATCCGCTTTCGGCCTTGCCAGTCGAGGCAACAGCGGCCAAAGCATATGGGTTTGTGAGGCCACCGGCTTTCACCGTGTTGATGAATGGCTGGAAGGTTTCACCCTGCAAGCCACTGCGCGACACAGGCGTCACTGGTGCAGTCTGCACTGGCTGCGCGCCGCCGCCTGCCAGATTGGACAGAAACCCGCCGCTCTGCTGCTGTGGTGCAGCAATGCCACCACTCTGCAAACGGTCGGCAAGGCCACCGAATGATTTGTCAGCGCGCACGTTCTGGATAGCGCCGCCGATGCTGTCAGCGATGCTGCCAAGCCAAGAATGATCAGGCTGAGGGATGCTGACGCCGGGGACAAGCAGGCTTGCAATCTGAGCCATTAGAACAAACCTCCGGTAGCCAGTTTCATGCCGCCACTTATCAACCCTTTGAGGAACCCGCCCTTGGCCGAGTTCTGTGCTTCCTTAGCCTGTGCGATCTGGTTATTCGCGCCCATAAGCCCCTGTGTGACAGTGCTTTCAAGACCAAGACGATTGTTGGTGCCGGTCTGGTACAAATCAGCAAGACCGCCGTAACCTGCTGCCTGACCGCCTGCTGCCTGCAGACCTTGTGCCGACTGACCACTGAGCCGATCAAGCCATGATCCGTATTCCTGATTTGCCAAGCCCTGCCCGTAGCCTGTGAGCGCCGTGAGCGTGTTGCCGCTGTTGAGCATGCCCGCAGCACTCGCGCCGCGCAGAGCGGCCTGTGTGCCCTGATCAAGGGCGAACTGATAGCCAGGGCCGGTCTGGAATGCATCTGTTGCTGCGGTGTTGCCGTCGGCACCATTCAGGCCAAGCGCGTTGCTGTACATGGTGTTGGCAGCCGTGCCGCTTGTTACCCATGGCTGGTATGCGCCAATTGCCGAGTTGAGCGCGCCTTCCGCCTTCTGTTCGCCAGTGTTGATGATGCTGTTGCCAGTGCCTTGGAACTGAGTAATCAGCCCCTTGTTCTGGTTTGCGGCATTCATTGTGGCCTTGCCGGTGTCGCTTCCTGTCAGAGCGCTAAGAAAACCCATTTATAACCCTCCGGCTGCAAGCCGCTTTTCGATCTCGCGAATGTGCTGATCAAGGCGCTGGAAATAGAGATACCAATCCTTGTTCATCCGGCCGCTGGAAGGGTCGAGAACAGGCTGATTTGGCGGTGGCAGTGGCGAAAGCGGCTTGAGTTCTGTTGCCATCAGCGTGAAAGCCCTTGCGCATCCATGTTGCCGCCCAGAATGGACGCATAAACAGGATCAGCGATATCAACGCGCCACACTCTGGCATATCGGCCGGCAGTTCCTGTTCTGTTGACGGAAACGGCTGTGTTGTGGTTTGCAAGCCGACCAATAGAACGCTTGAGCGGCTGCTTGAACGTCTGCCCGCCGTCGTCTGACCATGAAATCAGGCACACAGGGTCAGTCTCAATTGGTTCAATACCGGTGATAAGCCCCTGCCCGACGATGAAATCAAAGTCAGCGCGTGGGATAATCGTCCGGTTCGGGAAATTGGACGCTGGCAGGCTGATGGCCGACATGACCAATTGATCTTCGCCTTCCATCGGCGTAGCTGGATCAAGGAACCAAACATCGCTGGTTTCCCTGTCACCAATCACCCACTTATCGAAGGCAAGGGCAGAACAAACACCGCGCCAATGATTGTCGAGATAGCTGGCGCGCTCATGCCAAAGGCCGGTGCCAAGCTCATATGTCCAAGAGAAGTCAGGGCCGCTGACTGTGGCCCACTGGTGCCCCTCCGTGATCGCAACGGTCACATCAAGCGTTGTCTTGTCTTCGACCTTGGAAATAAGCCTGTCGAGGTCGTATGAGGAAATCTTGGTGATCTGGTATCCACCATCGATGCGGTAAACGCCGTTGTCGTCACCAACGAAGATGAGGGCCGAGAACCCATATTCATTGCCAGCAATGGCGAATGTGCCAGCAATGCCACGGTTGATGACGGAAGCGCGGGAGAATGGCGAGCCGGTCGCGTTGCCTGCGTTCTGCCATACCTCAATCGAGTTTGGCCCGCACAGGTACAGCAGTTCACCGAAAGCAACGGCGCGATAGATGCCGCCGGGGTGGCTCTCAGCCTTGCCGAAATCGAGCGCTGAAACTGTCGTGTCGTTGATGCCGGAGAAGAACACCCGCCCATCACGGATCGCCCAGACGAAATAGCCGTCAATGAAATCAACTGTGATGGCTTGCGGAAGGTCACCGTCGCCAAGGCTTGAAGGTGGTGAACCGCTGGTGATGACGAATGTATCATCCTCGGTTGTGCACAGAATGTCGGCCAGCGGTGCCTTGTTGTTGCGAGCGAACGTGACGCGGCCAGTGCCCGGAAGCGATCCGATATCCGTCGTTTCGTATTCCGTTCCGGTCCAGTTGATCCGAACAAGGCGCTCTGCCTCTGCGACATAGAGCGTGCCGTTGTAATAGTGGAAGCCTCGCGTTCCAGAATATCCGGCGTTGGCAACGCGCTTCAAACCCGGAGAACGTCTACGCGCATGGCTTGAGCGTGCCCCATCTGGCAGCTTTTCGGCATAGCAGTTGATGAGACGGCCAGCGCCTTCACCGGGCCTCGATCCTGGCGCCGTTGTGATGGGGAAAACAATGTCGACCATGGATCAGAAATATTCCGTCTGCTGGTGAGAGCCGCGCACATATGTTGACGTCCGCATGGCGTAGAGAGTGGCGATTGCCACAGCCTCCCGTTGCGCATCGCGTGGCTGCCCAAACAGTGGCGCGGCTTGGTTTGCGATGATCACAGAGAGAGGATCAATGAACTCGTCTTCGAACTGGTCCGTGTTGGTGAAGAAGATGATATCGCGGCGGTTAAGCTCGCGGATCTTGCCATCAATCAGGCCATTCACCTCAATGGCGTCTTCTGGCTCTGGGTCTTGCCCTGCGGCCAGCACATTAAGCAGCTTGAGAGTGGCAGCTATGAGGTCTTGACGTGTTTTCATTGCCGCCACTCCTGTTCTTAGGATACGTATTCAGCCTTGTCTTCTTCGCTCATGGCGTTGAAGGCATCGGCATCGGCCTTGTTGAGGCCTTCCTTTACGGTTTCGTCGCCGTTCACGATCTTGAAGCGTCCACCAGCGATATGGACGGCTTTTAGGCCTTCCACTTTCTTGGCTTCCCTCTTCTCGTGGACTTTGAAGAACCGATTAGCAGCGAATTTGGCGAGTGCCGCCGTGTCGGCGTCCTTCACTTCGGTTGGCTTCCCATCCGAAAATGAATACCCGAACTGCTCGGTTTCATCGCTTTCGCAGTTGCCTGGGTGATACGATACCTTTGCCATCAATCACCTCAGTTCTTTGTGGCGTAGGCAATGACGATCTGGCCGACGCCGGTTGTCGCTGCCGTGCCCGTAAGAGCCGGGGTTGCGGTGATAGTCGTATCCGATGCGACGTACATCGAAACGGCTTCATCCAGAGGGATCAGGCCAGCCGTGCCGAGCGCAAGATCGGTCGCATACAGGTCATCATCTGCCGTAGTGCCAACATCAAGCACATTGCTGGTGCCAGCGTTGAACACGGTGGAAATGTTGACGCCCGACACAGCCTTGAGAATGACTGCACCAGCAGGCAGCGTGCCAACGGTGAGTACCTTGCCATTATCGGCAAAAGTGAAGTCTTTGCGCAAATACTGGACGTTCTGGTACAGGTCATTGCGAGCTGGAGTGTTTCGGTTAAGACCCATGGTCATATCCTCGATTTGAAAGGGGAAAGGCGAAAGGGGCGACGTGCGCCCCAATCACGATCAGGCGTCCGAAGCCGCAGAAGCGAAGATGGTGAACACACCCCACTGCTTGAGGTCAGTGCCATCCTGTGGGTGCTTCTTGAACATCTTGGAGACGCCGTAAGCCATTTCCGTGCCGACGCCGGTGATAAAGCCGTAATCGTCTTCCTTCCGGAATGTTGGCTTTGCCATCTGTGCCCAGCCGAGAACCGCCGCCTGTTGACCGCAGAGGAACATTGGTTCCACGCGGCTGGAAGACGCACCAGCAGTCAGCAACGTGGTCCACACGTCGTCAACGTACTTGGAGATTTCAGGCACCTTGCGGATGATGATGCCATCTGCCAGCAGATCGCCATCCTGGAACAGTGGGTTCTTGTCCATGCCGTTGCCTTCACGGGCGCGGGCTTCCTTGTTCAAGGAAATGATGGTCGGATCATTCTTGAGGTCGCGGAAGGTGTTGGAGCCGCAGAACAGCACATAGTACTCGTAACCGTCGCGTGTCTTGTAAGGACGGATAGCAGGGGTTGCGAGTTCAGCGCGGCGCTTTGCAAGGGTGATCATTGCAAATGATGCCTTGTCGGCGGCAGCGTCAACGTTAGCCAGCGCCGTGGCGTGGGTTGCGTTGTAGTTGCCGACAGCCACACCATACAGAACGCGATCCGAGTTGGAAGCATTCCATGTGTTGCGCTGTGCAGCCGATGCCAGTTCGTAGCGAACGCCGTTGATGCGGTCGCCATCGTCCGAGCCGAGCTGTGCCGGTGCTGTTTCTGCTGGCAGAGCCATGAAGGCTTCGATCAGTTCGTCGCGCTGCAGTTCCTTGCCCCAATCGGACAGAAGCGGTTTGGCTTCACCGAAGACGTCAGCAGAGTCCTTGTGAGACTCGTTCTTCTTGGTGACGACGGCGTGACGTACCCAATCGATCCACAGGCGCATGCCGTAGTTGTCGATCTTCTCTTCGTTGCCGACGAGAGTGCCAGAGCCGCGACCCTTGCCACGGAGCTTCGTGACAAGCGGGATGTTCATCTGCTCGCCGCCCTGCTTGAGTTCCTGCTTGATGCGAATGATCGCATTCAGCGCAGTGCCCATGTAGGGAGAGAACATGTTTTCGCGAACAAACTCGCGGTTGATTTCCTTGGTATAGACAACAAGCTTGTTGTTGTCCTGAATGGTCGTAACAGCCATTTAGGGTGTCCTTTTGACGGGCGATGCCGTTCGGGTCATCGCATTGCGTTGCTGAAAAGCGCTCCATCACTCATGTCGTTGTCAGCGGCTTGATTGCCACCGGCAGGAAGACGGTTGAGAGATGGGGGCAGGTTCGTTATGGGCTGTGAACGAGCCGTTGGATTTGATGCGCCTGCACGTGCCCGCTCGATGGCCGAGGCCAGGAAAGCAGGGTCGGCAAGTTTCTTTTCGATTTCAGCGTTGAGCCATGCATCAGGATCGTCCCCAACACGGGAAAGCGCTTCCTGCTGCTTGTGCCACTTCACCAGATTGTCGAACGGGTTTCCGCCGGCCATAAGCTGACGGTGCAGGTTTGCCTTGCCGTTCTGATCAAGCGCTTCGGCTGCTGCCTTTGCCGCCTGAATTTTATCAGCGCCGTGGAGTTGCGCCGCCTGACCTTCCCAGAACATTTCCCGCATTTCAGCGATTTCCCGTTGAACAGGTGAAAGCTGACCTTTGAGGAAGTTTTCAGGATCGTCCCAGAGCGATGCTGGCTGCTGTTCTGGTTGCGGCTCTGCCGCTGGCTTCTGCTGACCAGTGATCCACCCACGAAGCTCGGCAACTTCACGGCGCAATGCTTCGGCGCTGGCCTCTGCTTCACGTCGTTTGTCTGCCTCTGCCTTGAGGCGCTGCGCTGGAATGCCGCCCTGAGTTGGGTGTTCTTCCTGTGCAGGCTCTTCGACTACGGCAGGTGGTTCCACAACCGGCGTTTCCGCCGTTGCAAACCGTCCGCTTTCATCGCGTGGCTGGCTTGGTTGCTCTTGCTGAGTTTCCGGCATGGCTTCGCCAGCACCGGACATGATCTCGTCCAATTCGTTCACTGTGTTTCTCCGATGTCGTTGGAGGTTACGAAACGCCCTTGAGCCTGGCGGCGGCTTTTCGCCCGTCTAAGTCGGCGGCACTTAACTGGTTGCGGACCAGTAACCGAAATCGCCCTTGGAGATGGCGGCTCTTATGCGCCTGCATTCTGGCGTGACATGTCCTGCTTGTGCTGGTCCATATCTGCCTGTTTGAAGGCAACTCGCTCATCGCGGTTTCGCTGTGCCTCAAGATGCTGGTGGCGCATCTCCATAGGCTTCAAGCTTGTTTCCACGATGGTCTGATCTGTCTCGGCAACAATCTTGGCCGTTGAGGCGTCCTTGTTGCGGATTTCTGCCAATGCCTTGGCAATATCGATGTCTGTTGGCCCTTGCTGTGTCTGGCCTTTGGGCGCGCCGGCTGTGGCTGCATCTGCCAGAGCTTTCTGCGCCTGTGCTTCATTCAGCATGGCCCTTGATTCGAGCTGGCGGATTTCTGCCGCTGCCCCTGCTTGCGCAACCGGATCTGGCTGAGATGCCTGCTGCTGCGCCTGTTCGAGTATCTCCATTGCCTTTTTCTTGACCTTGCCTTGAAGGGGAGAAAGCTCGATGAGAAGCTGAGGCGGAACGTTCTGACCTTTGGTTGCCATGATTGATAGTGTGTCGTAAGCGTCCTGCTGCATGTTGATGGTGTCTGGGCCTTCATCAATGATGATATCCACGTCCAGTGAGCCGATTGCGTTGATCAGTGCTGGCATGCCAGTTCTTGGATCGACGCCCATCTGATTGATGGCAAAGAACTGCGCCACATCCTCATCGTCGGTGACACGAATCCACCGCTCCGAAGTCCAATGCTCCTTAATGGCAGCCCATATCGTCCGGTAGACGCGGATTTTCCAGCCACGGAATGCAATGAGGTACGGGCCAAGCTCGGCAATGCCTGCCTGTTGCTGTATCTGCATGGCGCGGCCGGACAGGTTATCAACGCCCTGCCCCATCAAGGCCGGGTTGAAGCCGTAATTCTCGATCTCGTTCTTGGCGTCTTCAAGGAATGCCAATTGGCCTGTCAGTTCATTGCCCTTGGCGCTGTCGTCAAATGCTGGTGGTTCTGAACCCGCTGGATACTGGATCACGCCATCCGGCCGCGCAGCCTCACGGCGAATGTTTTCAATGTCCTTGCCGTCATTCGATGCCACGATCATGCGGCGGCTGTTGAGGATATGAAGCCCCTTGGAACGACGCTGGTTAATCTCGTCCTGCGAAGAACGCATGTTGCGCACAAAGCCGTAGCGGTCGCCCTCATGGTCGATGTTGGCCGAGTACATGACATACTTGCACATCGTGCGTTTCTTGTTGTCGTGCAGGTAGGAAACACCCTCGGCCAGGATAACGGCACCGGTGTAAATGCACCAATGCCATTCGCTGCCCTTGATGTACCAATGATCGACAATGCGCAGGCGATCACCGCCCTCGCCGGTCGTAAACCACTTGTTGTCCGTATCGGGATTGCTCGTAAGCTCAGAGCCACTTTGCAGCGATGCCCTGATCTCGGCTTCCTTGTCCGGAAACATTTCAATCGTGGTGTCGATGTCTGCCCACTTGCCGACGCCCATGTAACGAGCGTCAGAGAAATCCATCTTGAGCGAGCGCGGGTCGTAGAAGAACGACGAAGGGTCAACAACCTCAAGCCCGACCTCTGGATCGCCCATGTCGCCAGCTTCAAGGACGATTTCCACGCCGGCAAGGCCATCAACGGCCCCGTTCAGACCGCTTATAGCTGACTTTGTGGACCATTCCTGTTCGTCGCACACATAGCGCAGCGTTGCAGTTGCCAGTTCAGCACCTTTCTCATGCTTTGGTGTACGAGGATATGCACGCGGGTCTTGCTTCTGCCGCTCCAGCAGGCCAACCACAGCGTTAATCTTGCGGCCAATGCGGTTATAGGTAACCACCGGCTGCTTGCGCTGGGCGAACGCCTTGATTTGTGCAGATGTCCACTGAGCGCCATGGTAATAACGGCGTGCGTTCTGCTGTTCCTTGATTTCCTCGTTCTTATTGTCGAGGTAGGACAGATATTCTTTCTTGCGGCGTGCGTGTACGCCAGAGCTATCACCAGCGCCCTGTGATGCGGCGCCATTGCCCTGAGCATATCCGGTGTGATTGGCTGTCATCATCAGTAGGTCATCCAATCTGAAGCATCTGCGGGTTCTTGTGCAGGGCGATAATCGGTGCGTTTTGTCTCTTCGGGCTGCGTCGGCTTATCCGGCGGGTACATTCTGTCGATCAGTTGCCCCACAAGGCCAAGCGCATCCACCTGGTCATCATTCACGCCGACAGGGAAACTCATCATCTCTGAAATGAGATCAGTGACGAAAGGTGCATCCTTGTGGATATAAAGTCCCCGTGTGGATATCAGGCCTCGGAACGATTGCGCCCGAACTGCCTTGTCGCCCTTTGTCGGGAAGCTCTCTCTTGCGACGTATGCTTTCCGGTCAATCATCGTGCGCCGCAGGAATGGACCGACGCCAGACTTTATCTGTCCCGTTTCTTCCGCCCACCCAATCGGCCTGTGTTTCAATACAAGGTCACAGAAGGACGAAACCCATTCGTCAGAACTCGCCTGCTTGCGCCACAGGTCAAGGAGCCATGGCCTGCCCTCTTGGTCCAAACCGACAATGACATGCACCGTGTAGTCGCCATCATCAGATGTTACGGCGTAATCAGAGCCACCAAACCGGGATATTTGATCTGGTGGAGGTGTGTGGCCCATCAAGTGGATCCACTCACGCTTGAAATACCCACCCGTCTCTGGGCTTGGTGTTTGCTGGTAGAGCGCAGACCAATCACGCGGCGGCAATGCCCGCTTAATCTTCTCAAGCGCCGCAATATCATATTGCTCTGGCCATAAGGCATTACCGGAAGCACTGATGGCTGGTAGGTTCAGGACAACCCAATCTTCATGCTCATGCTCAAACTGCAGCCAGCCCGCTAGATCGTCTTCATGCCAGCGCGTTTGAATGATGACGATACGCCCCCCCGGCATCAGGCGCGTGTAGGCGGTCGAAGTGTACCAATCCTTTGTCTTCCTGCGGATGATTTCGGATTCCGCATCTTCGCGGTTTTTCACCGGATCATCGATGAGCAGTAGATGAGCGCCTCGGCCTGTGAGGGGGCCACCTACACCTACGGCGTAGAAAGCACCACGTTGACTGGTGCTATGCTCGAAGCCACCGTTGACACCCTCTATGTGAAAGCGTTTGGCGGATTTGGAATCGTCAGCCAGACCAACGCCGGGGAATATCGCCTGATACCCTGCATCTTCAATCTGGTTCTTTACCTTGCGGCCGAAGTCATCAGCCAGCTCTTGCGCATATGTTGCCGTAACGACGTAGTGATCAGGATTCCTGCCAAGATACCAGGCAGGGAAAAACTCTGATGCCAGCATGGACTTACCATGACGTGGCGGCATCGTAATCATCAGTCTCGTGACGTCGCCGCGCTCTACAGCCTCAAGGTGTCTGGCAATCAGGCGATGATGCGCAGCGTCTCTGTAACCTGGCCATTGATAAGCTGCATACGAAATGAGCCGTGAAAACGCGAAGTCTTCAGGTGTCGGCGCGGGTAGCGGCTGCAACGGCTGCGTCTCTCTGCTCTTTCGAAACAACCTCGATAGCGCCAGTATGTTCGTGCTCTACCTTGTCGCGCCAGCTTTCCTTGCGCCGGTTCTTCAACCAGTTAAGCGCAGCCCCAGATTCGCCGGGGATGAATTGTTTCACCTTGATGATTTCGACTTCGCCTGTCGTTCTGTTACGATAGGTCTTTTCGATCTCAACGTGTTCGCCGGTTGCTCGTTTGTAGAGGCTTTCCGCTACATTGGCGTCAGCAATTATTTTGCCCTCTTGGACTGAGTCAAAAAAAGCCGGGAATTGGTTTTGCCAGTTATAAAACGTCTGTTTTGACACGCCGAAGAATTTGGCCATTTCATCGTCAGTCAGACCAAGCAGCGCAAGCTTGCGCACCATGTCATTCATCGAGACATCGTACAGACTGTCGCGACCTGGGCCGGGGACAGGCAGCCCCTCGCCTGTGGTTTTCTCAGTCATATACGCCTCGCTGTGTGTTTACCGGTCTTGCCCACTTGAGCGTCATGTCAGTATGCTGGGTGAAATCCAAACCAGAGCAGCAGGCGTTCCCATGCGTTCAGGAACCGGCATCTGCCATCTGGGGCTACCATGAGTATTCCGTCTGCCTTCTTGTGGTAACGGTTCATGCGGCTCTCCCGCTCTTGCTCGGTGGTGGTCATGGGGTCACATCATCGTGCCGTGAGCGGGGACAATTGGCGGAATAGACGTGTTGCACGTAGCAATAAGGCGATGAGGGCAAGCCACATTGTTGCACACCGATCCTACCTTGCATCCACATTTATCCATCTTTGCACTAAATGGCGCATGGATATCAGGCCATGAGAACGGCTTACCGTATGGAGACAAGCCAGGAACGTTCACCGGCCTGTAAATGCGCTTCTCCACCACCTTACCGATCTTGCAATGACGGAAAGACTTATTGATCTCGTTCGACATCATGCGAGCGCGTTCAGCTTCGGTTATCACTACCGTGTACATCGCTCTCTCCATGTGGGCGGGTGAATGGGGTGTCGATGTGG